CGGATGATGTCTTTTAATAGGCGGAACTCTTCATGCATCGCGTAGTGCACACGCGCCTGAATTGCCGACATCGACTTCAACGTACGCTCAAGAATTGCCAGCGTTGTACCCACTGGGCCTTCGCCCGACATATCAGATACATTCAAGTCACCAGCGTTAGCAAACTTGCGACCTTCTTCGATAACCTGATTCATCAAGGCCATCAAAACTTGGCTTGGTTCCTTGTAAGGGAGTGGTAGGATATTGTCACGGATCGATCCGCTAGGCACATCTACGTCTCGGAATTCACCCGGTGCGATAGGTGTGTCGTCACCCTTTACACGCATACCACGAGACTTCAAACCACCCGGCAAGTTAGCCAGCGTACCGGCGTCTACCAACTGACGTAGTAACGACGTACCAGACTTAGCAAACCCACCAACCAAGTGGATCAAACCAAAGCAATAAAAGCCAAAACCCGGCACGTATCCGTAGTGGACGAAGTGGCTGCGCTTCTGCTTGTTCTTGTCTTCTGGCCTCCAGTTACGGCGGATAGCTAAGACTTCTTGCGTGTTCTTCTCAATAGTGACGATGTACGGCAGCATCACGCCGGTCTCTTCACCATCGTCGTCCACATCCTCGTAGCCCGGTAAATCTAAATCTACCTGTATCTCCAGAATACGAAAACGGTCATCGCTGGTTGCGCGAAAGCCCATCTTCTCTGCGACTTTCTTCTCAATCTCGTCCAGTGTATTAGCTGGTTCACCAAGATCAACATCGCGATAAAAGCCAGCGATCTGCAACTTGCGCAGCTCGTTCTCAGTCTTACGCATCACGTGAGTAACACGCTCTGCTGTACGCAAGCTGCTGGCACCATACGGCACCACGACATCTTCCGCCGTCACATAAATAGAGACCTGTCGGTCTAGCGAAGGGTCGAAATACACCTTCTTAAACGCATTCCCCGACAGGCCCAAGCCCCACAAAAGACGCTCATGTTCAGGCCGGTATTCAGGCATCTGCTCAGTGAGCTTATAGTTCATATCAGCCTGCACACGTTCTGCGGCTTCTTTCTTAGCCTGTGTTTCTTTACCGATGATCTTCGTCTTAACTGGCCCAGCGGCTGGGAAAGTCTCCATGATCGTCTCGGACTGAAACTTCACAACAGCCTCAGACAGCAGCGGGTGGATCACACCGCAAGCGCCAGACCAAGGTTCTGTGCGCTCTTCCATCTTCATACCGAGCAAGTCAAGACCGTCAACGTAAGTCTGCACCCAATCCTTACGCGCACTCACATCGTCATCGTAGGCACTCAGCAATTCTCCGGCAACGGCGGACAAGTCCCCGTCGCTCATATATTCTGCAAGGTTCGCGTCGAAGTCCTCGTCCGAGTCTTCTTCTGGCTCAATCTCAATCTCTAGGCCATCTGTTCTCAGGCGTACAGCCTCCGGGTCCTCAATCTCAATCTCTAAGTCTGGCTCATCTTCCCCAGCCATAATACCCATCGGGGCTTCATACAGTGCCTTGTCCATATTAGTAGCCATAATTATCTCTTTTTAAATGATGCCGTATTAGTCTTAGGGTTGTAGCCGAATGCGGTGGCTGGTTTGCCAGTGCGCTTAGCCGCCCTGTCTTTTGCTCGTTCTTCTGCGGTCATGGAATTACGCTTGGCACCTTCTGCCGTAAACGTCTTGCCATCCGCCATCAAATGCCCACGTTCTTGTAGCGTGGCTATAGCCTTATCTCTTGACCCGATCTGTGCGGTCAATCTATCTATTAGTTGGTTTCTACCCATGAACTTTTGTGTAGTCATAGTCACCTAGTAATAAGCTGAATTACGCTTAGACTTGAATAGCTGCAACTCTTCTGGCTCGTCACTCGGTAGACGAATAAACCCGCCCTGCCTAAACCGCGCCAGTGCTAACGTAGTCGAGTCAACCAAGTCATCATTTACACCACTGGGGAAGTCATTACACTCCTCCAGCACCTCCATCGCCCAACGCCGGTGGGGAGCCCACACAATACCAGAGCGGAATAGATCACTAACAGCGTTAACCCTGCTGACCTTATCCTGCCCTTTTCCCGGTGTGAACTCACTAATGGGTACCCCCATACGTCGTAGCTCCTGATAGAGGGCGGCTCCATTTGATTTCTTCTCTACAATAAATGAGTCTGGCTCCCACTCCTTATACTCCTCCAACACCAAAGCTTTCAGGTCGGGGAACTCCATACGCTTCTTAATACTGTTCAACAATATGATGTTGTAGTTGTTCACGTTCTCGTTGTAGAACACACCCCACGTTGTCAACGCATTATAGTCAGCTCTATTATTAGTCTCTTGGGCAGCGTCCAAGCTCATGATTATGAACTCACAGCGGGGAGGCTCATCCTCCTCCCACATCTGCCACCACTCTCTCTTAATTAGTGCACCCTCTTCCGAGGTCGGCTGCTGCATGTACTGTGCATTCCAGTACCGGATGTCAATTGATGCCTTCTTGGCGAGCAGCTCCTCCACCGGCCAGAACTCCGGCCACAATGCCTGATCGTTCTCGTCAATGGCAGGGAACTCAACCACCTCCCACTTGTCCACGTCCTCATTACGCTCCATCTGCGTAACAATCTGCCCCGTCAAGTCTAGTTTCGACCACCGCGTCATCACCACGATAATCGCACCACCCGGCATCAGACGCTGAATCGGTCCTGACTGAAACCATTCCCAAGCTGGGATAAACACTTCGGCTCGGTTGAGCTTGGCGTCTTGTTCAGAATGGGGGTCGTCAATGATGAAAAGATCAGCACCGCGACCAGCAAGTGCGCCGCCAACACCAATAGCAAAGTACTCGCCCCCAAAATTAGTTCCCCATCTAGAGGCACTTTTGGAGTCAGCTTGTAGCTCAATCTGCGGAAAAATGTCATGGTAGGGCTCCGATCCAACGAGATTTCGCACCCTCCGACCGAATTGAACCGCTAAATCCGCCGTATGGGAGGCCATAATGACCTTTTTCTGGGGGTATTTACCCAAAAACCATGCAGGAGCGAGGTAAGAAATGAGTTCTGACTTGCCATGACGGGGGGCGATGTTCACAATCACCCGTTTCTTCTTGCCCGCAGCTATCTCTTCAAAGATTTTAGCCAGTTTATAGTGGTGCGGTCCGACTTTATAGCCCGGATAGACGTGTTTTACGAAGTCTAAGAAGGAATCTTGGCTGATTTCACGCGTAACTTCCTCTTTATACTTCTTTAATAGCTCCGCAGTGCGTCTTTTCTGCTTTTCCGGCATGTTCGGTAACGCTGCACGGAGCTTATTAAGGTTTTCAGGGGTTAGTTTAAGCGCCTCCAAGCCCATCGGACACCTCTCGCATGTGCACGTCCACCACTTGATCCTCTAGCATGTTAAGCGTCTCGAACAACTCGCGCTCAACTTCCTCAATAGATTGAATCTTTACCGTGATCTCGCTGCGTTTCTTAAACGCATCAACGCCATCTACTTCCCCTAGCTTAGTCAGGGCTGAAATCCTCGCCTTGGCATCCTTGGCGTTCTCAACTTCCGCAACTAGCTTATTAACTACGTAGAGTTTGAAGTCCGATAGCTCTTCAACAATCATACAGTTGCTTTGGGCAACCATACCTGCAAGGTAGGCCATGACTTCGTTGGGGTACTTGGCAAACTCCGGCCTGTGCGTCGGGTTCTGCATCATCTGCTTGGCAAGCTCTTGGGCAGTGGCGATGTTTTCTTCGGTGGGTTCTAATGCTGCGCCGTTTAAATCAGCTATCAATTTAATAGTACGCGCTCGCATGGCAAGTTCTTCTTGCGGCGATAGTTCGGGCATGGCGTCAAGGGCTGACGCAGGAAGAGGGATGTCTTCGTCGATATTCGGAATGATGACGTTCATGTTGGCAGTTTGTGGCCCGAGTGAACAATGCGGCAAGAATATCACAATTTATAATATGTACATAGATGCCATTTTGTTAACCTAGTTTGTGAGATTTTTATAATATATTTTTTGACAACAGCCTTTAGTTTTCGAGGCGGGGGGAAAATTAATAATCGTTTGTGGAGCGCAAGGTGTATGGGGGCGCGATGGTACCTAATAGGGATTAGGGGGGTGGGGGGTGTAGGGGGGTAGGGGCGGAAATAGGGGTAAAAACCCTGATTAGTACGATTTAACTTGACATATAGGTAGAATGTAGGTATAAAGTATCTCAGGCCAAGCACTTCGCAAAGCCTGTATCACTCACTCACTTAGGAAGGTAACATCATGATTGATAACACAGCAGCAGTTGCAGTATTCAACGACACTATCGAGAGTCTTAAAGATGATGTCATCCGCATCAAGGCGCGTATTAAGTCACTCAAGTCTGGCAAAGCCAAGACAGTCAAAACCGTTGGCGTGATCCAACGTATTATCAACAACGCAGGTTATGTTTTCCTATCATCGTATGGCGACCAGATTGAGATTCATATCAATATGTACCGTCTGGATAGCTTCAAGCAGGCTGAGTTAACTAACCTGTTGCAATATCTGTTGACCTACACCGAAGCAAATGGTGGCAAGGTTCGTAATACTGAATGGCCTGCTAGCCTAAACCGTGATTATCACTTTACTACTGACAACGTCAGATTTGTTGTTGCAGCGTACGTTAAGGATGGTAGCGAGACGTGTCGCAAGGTAGTGATTGGCACCGAGTTAGTAGAGCAGCACAAGTATCAGATTGTTTGTGACTAACAAGTAGTACGGTAAGGGAGCTGCCGATCAGCTCCCATCTTCTGGAAAGGTAGCAAAATGAAACTCGTACACAGCAATACAGGTAAGGAAGTAATGATTGGCGACACGGTGACGCTGCGGGACGGTGAAGTTGTTACAGTGAGATACATCACTGAGCCGCACAAGCCTAGTAGCACAGGCCGTGTTGGCCTAGTTGAGAGAAGCACTGAGTACTTCCCGAACGTGATCGGCGCTGAATGGATCGAGCGGGAAGATCAAGGCTGGAAGATGTAAGTAGGACGGGGAGCTTCGGCTCCCCTTTTTTTACGCCTGTTGTTTTTGATGCCG